TCTACATTTGGGGCGCCCAATTATCCCAAGAAACCGCCGTCCAACCCTACCTCAAAACAACCAATAGATTAAATTTTCCATCCATAGACTATTCCCTTGCGACAGGCGGAACGCCTTCGCTGGTGATGGAGCCGACGAGGACAAATCTGTTGCTAAACAGCCGCACCCTATCCACCCAAACCACCTCCCTTTCCGCCGTCCAACACACCCTCTCCTTCTATGGAACAGGAACGGTAACATTATCGGGAACATTCACAGGGACATTAAGCGGAACAACCGCAAGCGCAAGGTCGGTCTTGACCTTTACGCCAACTGCGGGCAATCTGACATTGACCGTAAACGGTTCCGTAACCAATGCACAGTTGGAGGCGGGCGCATACGTCACATCGTATATTCCGACAGCAGCATTCACAAGCACAAGGACAGCGGATGCCTTTTCCAGAAATAATTTATTCACAAACGGTGTGGTGACATCTGGTGGGGGAACATGGTTTGTGGACCTCGATAACAACCTTGCCTATACAAGGGATGCTTCGGATGTGGGATTGTTTTTGGCCGATACTTCGACGGGAACCACCAATTCATTTTGCTTCAACACACCCACGGGTTCATCCAGAATGTCGATTGTTTCGTATGTGAACAGCAGTGCCACCACATTACATAACACGACCACCAGCAGGGTCAGAGCGGCGATAAAATGGAATGGAAGCACGGCGGATGTTTTTGTGAACGGTTCAAAGGTCGTTACGGGAACAACCTTTACGGGAACGGCTTTGGAATTTATGGGGTTGAATACCGTGGATACACCAAAATATATTAAGGGTATGTGGCTGGCACCAGCGCCATTATCCGACGCGGATTGTTTGTCGGCTACTTCAGCACCCGCAGGTGAAATTATTACAAATGGTTTGGTATTGTATTTGGACGCAGGGCAAACTGCTTCTTATCCAGGTGCGGGTACTACTTGGATTGATTTAAGCGGTTTTGGAAATAATGGTATTTTGACTAATGGTGCTAGTTTTGATGGTGCAAATAGGGGGAGTATTTTTTTCGATGGCGTGAATGATTATTCAAATACATCTAATAAATTTATGACAAATTATACACAATTTACTTTTTGTGGTTGGGTTAACATAAAAAATGCAAATGGTGGATGTTTAACAAGTTATAACATACAAACTCTTCACAGTGGACCACAGTTTTACATTTTTCCAAGTAGTTTGCTATTAACTCATTATAATACAATTGGAAGCGCTTTTTTGGAAAAACAATCTAATGTAAGTATTTCTTTGAATGTTTGGTATTTCGTTTGTGCTACTTGGAAAGTTGGCGAAATTTTACTTTATTTGAATGCTGTTGATACAGCTGGTACATATAGACAAATTGGAAGTGCACCAACAGCTGTCGCAGGAGATGTATCAGGGCAACAAGTGTCTTTTAAAATAGGAACTGCTTTGACACAACAGGGATATATAAATAGTAATATAGCTATGGTCCAAGTTTACAATCGTGTTCTATCCCCAGCAGAAATCCTCCAAAATTACAACGCAACAAAAGCAAGATTCGGTTTATAAACTTTAATCCAATGGACAAAAAAACAATTGCCCTAAAATATCTCTCATATCTTGAGAACCCAATCAATCTGATTGAAGATTGTTTTCAGACATACGATGGCAGTCAGGAAAAATATGTGCCATTTATTTTGTTTCCAAAACAGACAGAACTTCTCCAGATATACGAAAAGAAGAAACACGTTTTGGTGAATAAATCAAGACAGGCTGGTATTTCAACCGTAACAGCCTCCTACATCGCAGCAAAATGTGCTTTGGCGACAAAAGATAATCCTTTTAAGGTAATTATTGTCGCGAACAAGGGGCCGCAGGCACAGGATTTCCTGTTGAAAATCAAGGATTTTTTATCACAGGTTCCAAGATGGGTTTGGGGAGAATATTATGACGATAGGAAAGAGGTGGACGGCCATATTGTGGGAAAGGGTTCGGTGAAATCCATAAAATTGCTTAACAACTGTGTTATCACGGCTGTGGCAACCAGCAAGGATGCTATCAGGGGACAATCATCCCCAAGGATAATCGTTATTGATGAGGCCGCACACATTGATAAAACAGATGGCGAATTGATGTACGGTTCTGCCATGATGTCGCTTTCATCAAACTCCTTGGGTCAGATGTTCTTGATTTCAACCCCAAAAGGTACTGACCCGATATTCTTTAAAACCTATTCTGAAAGTATTGCCAGCAATGGTGATAATGGTTTTACTGTACATGAGATGTTCTTTTTCCAAGACCCAAGATATAACAAGAATTTGATATGGAAGTATAAGGGGTTGGACGGCGAAATAATTGTGGAGGCAGAAAAAGAGTATGACAATAAGAAAATGGAGGCGAAATTCCTCAAGGGATGGATGCCAGAATCAGATTGGTACAGAGACCAATGCTCCCTGCTACACAACGAAAAACGATTAATCAATCAGGAACTTCTTTGCAAATTCGACGGTTCTGGAAACAACGTGGTTGATTTTGAACATATTATCAGACACGAAGAGAACAATGTCCAAGAACCCATAGAGAAATTAGAAGATAAAGGAAATATGTGGGTTTGGAAATATCCTGAAGAAGGACATTCATATTGCGCCTTCGCAGATGTCGCCTCTGGAAGCGGCGAAGACTATTCTTCATTGCAGATTATTGATACGACCACTGGTGAACAGGTGGCAGAATATAAGGGAAAGATTAAAGCGGAGGTATTCGCACCGATTGTCAAGACATGGTGTGAAGCCTATAATGCGCTGACAGATATAGATACCACAGGGGGATATGGTGACAATCTGATAACAGACCTTATTCGCTCGAACTTCAAACTCCTAAAAAAAGATGAAAAAGGTGAAGTAAAAGGGTTTAAATTCAGTGGTTTGACAAGACCGAAAGTCATTCAAAGGTTTGTAAACCAAATTGAAACAGACACATTCAAAATCCGTTCACTTAGATTGCTTTCTGAATTAAAAACTTATGTGTGGGTGAATGGTAGGCCAGACCATTTGAGGGGCTTTAATGACGATTGCATAACGGCTACGGCTGGGGCACTTTGGTTGTTTGAAAATGCTTTCAAACAGGTGAAGGCAGCACAGGAAACATCAAAGGTGATGTTAAATGCCTGGATTGCGGGTGATACCAATAGACCACAAGAAAAGGACATAAAAAGCACTTTGAATAACGGTATGTATCAGAACGGGCAGGATATGTCTAATTTCATGTGGTTGTTGAAATGATTTTTTCTTATATTTATAAATAAAAATAAGAAATTTAATGGCAGACAATTCGCGTCAGACAATCTATCAAAGATTAAGCAATATATTTTCTGGAAAAATTGATGATTTTTCAACACCGACGATGACAAAAACAATCGGTGTTGACAGAGAGCTTTTAAGAACCAAGGATAGGCAGGAGTATGAAATGAAGAAGCTGGAAGGCCAGCAAAGAGGATTTATAAAGGGGTTATGGAACAAAGCGAGTGCTTTGATAAACCACCAAGTAATCCAAAACGAGGCCAGAAGGATTCCATCATATTACGACTATGAGAAGATGGAAGAATACCCGATAATCGGGGCCGCTCTGGATATTTTCATGGAAGAATGTACGACCCTAAATGAACAAGGTAATGTCTTGAACATTTTCTCCGAAAGCCCAAGGATTAAAAAAGAACTTGAGAAGTTATTCTATGACCGTCTAAACATCAATACAAATATTGCCATGTGGACAAGAAACACTTGTAAATACGGTGATAATTTTGTTTATTTGGATATTCACCCAGAACTCGGTATTGTGAATTGCAAACAGCTCCCGACCATAGAAATCGAAAGGGAAGATTCCAACCTCCTCAACTTCATTTCTGGTGCGGACAAAAACATTACGACCAAATTCAAATGGCGTTCATCCAATACCATAGAATTTACCAACTGGCAAATCGCACATTTCAGACTTTTGTTGGATGACAGACGTATCCCATACGGTGTCTCAATCCTTGAAAAGGCACGCAGATTTTGGCGTAACCTTTTATTGACAGAAGACGCTATGCGAACGATAAGGCTTTTGAGAGCCAGCGACAGGAGGGTGTTTTATATTAATGTGGGTAATATTGACCCGAATGATGTCCAAAGCTATATCAACCAGATTGCCGACAGGTATAAGAGAAAGCGGATTGTGGACCCACAAACAGGTCAAGAGGACTTGAAAATGAATGTTTTGGGTGTTGACCAAGATTATTTCGTTCCAATCAGGGATGCCAATGACGGTTCAAAAATTGATACG